CCTTCTGCTTGTGCTAGGGCAATCATCTGAAGGCACATAGAGGACTTTGCAGAAGACTTTGACCCCCAAATAAGAACTTGTCTGCCATATGGGAGTCCGCCACCCAGAGCACGGTTTAAACCAAAACTAGGGGTAGGTTGATACTCGTAGTTAACTCCGACTCCACTACCTAATCTTTTCCTCAACTTGGGATCAAGTTGTGCTAATGCTTCTTCTATACTAACCGACATGTACATCCTCCAATGTTACTGTTCCGTCTTTTGTTTTTCCAAAATCAAACTTATAAGATTTTCCTTCTTCAATACTCATGTACGCCTTTGCAAAAGATGTAGGAAATACTGTGATTGAATGAAGATCTCTACTTGTATCAGCAAGAGTAAGAGATGCCATCTTCTTCCCTGTCTTTGTAATCCTTGGCTTAAATGAGACTACAAACATTTCATCATCCTTGTATGGAAGTTGCTTGTAACTTAAGAATTTTACAAGAGCATTGGATGACTCTTTTATTTCGTCAGATGGTATGAAAGATACAATCCTGTTATCATTACAAAGAACCAAGTAAGAACGACCCGTCTCAATAGTTGTATTCTCATCATCAAATATACCGACGCTGCCAGTTTTGTCCAAAATTTCAACTCGTGACCATCCTGTTCCTCTTTTAATTGATTTTACCATACCCATAAAGATGTATGATCCTTTTTCTTCAAAGTCAACAATATCCTGAATGAAAGCATAGTAGTGAGAAGGTATTGTAATATTAAACTCTGGAAGGTTTAAATATTCATATAGGTTTTCTTTAATCTCCTGATCATTTCTAGGATTATCATTAAATGTTGCTGCTCCAATTACTCTAAGTGCTTGGAGTGCACGAGAGTTTACTCCGTTGCCTTTGGTAAAGGTAAATTCTTCAAGTTCTTTGTACGAACGGAATGGTCGTGCTGATATGTATCGTTCACCAATCTTGTCAGATATGAACTTGATAGCACTGAGTCCAAACCGAATGCCTTTACCCTCAATTTTAAAATCGATATCCGAATCGTTAATGTGAGGTAACTTAATGCTAATGCCCATTCTTTTTGCTTCAATAAGGTATTCAGTTCTCGCATCTTTATCCTTTTCATTCTTTAACACTGAGTACATAAACTCAAGTGGGTAATAATACTTTAGCCATGCTGTCCAGTATGATAGAGTTGAGTATGCTACTGCGTGAGACTTGTTGAATGAGTACCCTGCGTGAGCCTCAAAGTCATGCCACAGATCACGAGCAAGATTGGGAGCAATAAACTTTGATGCGCCCTCTACGAACTTCTCTTTAAACTGATCAAATTCTTTAGCATCTTTTTTCTTGCCAATGATCTTTCTAACCTTATCTGCTTCCGACATGGACATACCGCCAAGGTGTACGCATGCTTGCATAACTTGTTCCTGGTAAAGAATACAGCCATAGGTGTCCTCCGTAAATTGTTTTAGTACTTGGTGAGTATAAGAAATATTCTGACGACCATGCTTACGATCAACATAGTCCTTTCCAATAGTATTCATAGCACCTGGTCGAACCAAAGCATTAGATGCTGCAAGTTCATTCAGATTCTTGACACCCATCTTAACTAGAAGATTAGTATAGGGTGCTGCTTCACACTGGAACACACCCTTTGTATATCCATCCGAAAGCATCTGATAAACATTAGCGTCGTCCATCTTAATCTTAAGAAGATCAATCTTTTTCCCATCACGCTCTTTGATAATATCGATTGTATTCTTAAGAACAGACAAGGTCTTAAGTCCCAACGCATCAATTTTAATTAAACCAATTCTCTCTGCCTCTTCCATGTCAACACCTACAACAGGAATTCTTTCATCAGACCCAGTAGAAGATCTTGTCTCAAGCGGTGCATATCTAAAGATTGGTTCCTTTGCAGTTACAACACCTGCAGCGTGAATACCTGTGCCACGAATACGACCACGAAGTTGCTCTCCATAGATCTCTACCTCTGGATATTTTTCACGGAACTCTCTTGTCGATTTAGATGTGCAGAAGTCATCCCATGTGTCTACAGTCTTTAAAACCTTGTTAACATCTGACAAAGGAATGTTTAATACTCGTGCAACATCTCTTACAATTCCCTTGCCTGTAAACTCAAGGAAGGTTGCAATAGATGCAACATGTCGATACTGTCTAACAAGATAATCTTTAACTTCTTCACGACGAGTGTCCTGAATATCTGTATCAATATCTGGAAAGTCATTACGTTCTGGGTTAATGAAGCGGAAGAACAAAAGGTTATGCTCAATAGGATCAATGTCTGTAATCTTTAGTGCATAGCAAACAAGAGATCCAGCAGAGGAACCACGACCAGGGCCAACCATTATCTCTTCTTTCTTCGCCCAGTTGATCATGTTACTCACAACAAGGAAGTATGGAGCAAACTTCTTATCCTTAATAATTTGCAACTCTTCTTCAAGTCTATCAAGATACTCTTTGTTCTCTGACAAACCTCGCTCTGCCAAACCTTCCAAAGCAACCTTTGCAAGTTCCTTGTCAGGACTCTTGTACTGTACTGGTAGTAGGTTTAATCCTTCTTGAATTCCATAGTCTCCTACTGTCTCTGCTAATAGGATTGTGTTTGAGTAGATGTCAGGTCTATCAATACCCTGCGCTTCCATGGCTGCTTTGATCTCTTCATAAGATAGAAGATGGATATCAAACTTATTAAATGACATTTGACGATCTGCGCCATAAAGATAATCAAGGCGCTCCATCATGTTGCCCTTTTTCTTTGACTTCTCATATGTTGCATCTTTTACAAACTTACCATGTGTGTTCATAAGCAACTTAAACTCTTGAACTTCTTTTTGTGATGGATCAACATGGTGGCAGTCTGGTGTAACAATAACTTTAATATCAAACTCATCCGCAAGTTCTATTAAATACTTATTTATGTGTGCTTCATTGTGAGGCATAACCTCAATATAGTAGTCATCAGCGAAGCGCTCTTTGAACCAAGAGATATATTTCTTTGCGAGAGCAAACTCTTCTTCCTCAAGTGCTTTAACTAAAACGCTACTTGGGCAAGCAGAAGAAACAATAATTCCTTCTTTATATTTTTCTAATATACTAAAATCAAATCTTGGCTTCTTAAAGAAACCATCTGTCCAAGATAGTTCACTAATCTTGTTAAGGTTTTCCAAACCAATTTGATTCTTGGCTAGAAGGATAATGTGATTGTAGACAAGATCTTGTTGACCTTCTCTTTCAGACTTATCTCGTGTATCAGATATGTCTGCACACATGTATCCTTCTAGACCTAGAATTGGCTTAATGCCCTTTGCTTTTGCAATACGGTGCAGTTCCCTATGCCCAGATAAAGTACCGTGGTCAGTGATGGCTATTGCTGGCATCCCTAACTCAACTGCACGGTTCACGTATTCTTCTGGAGTAGCAATCCCATCAAATAAACTAAAATGGGTATGGACATGTAAGCCGACGTAGTTCATATTACCAATCAGCGTTAGTTGCTGAGGTGGCAGATGGGCCATCAAAGCCCAAATAGAACGCTTCTTGTTCTGCGTATGGAACCTTGCGTAGTGCAGATTCTAGTGGGTAAGGCTTAATGTCTCCCCAGTTAAATGGTTCCTTGTCTGGTGCAGATGGAATAAGAGTGTAATTTGTTTCAGTTCCCTGACCATTACGCTTTAACTTCCACTGTACATTTGAGATGCTTCCTGTTTCAAGTGCATACTCACGAATTGTGTTGAATGATGATTGCTTGCTGATACCCATTGACCAGATTGCAACATATGGTGATTCAATGCCATCGTCTACAAGAACGTTGCAGTAGAAGCGAAGACGTGCTCTCCAGCCAGCCTTTGGATCCTTGCGGTGCATTTCTTCAGCCCAGTCACGACCTTCTGTATCCATTGTGTCTACAGCCTTGCGCTTATAGTCCTTTGGGTTTGTGTGTTCTGATACAACAATTGCTAGTCCACGCTCTGCGTTATAGTTTGCTGAATCTTCGTCTAGTTCTTCTAAGAACCGAATCTTTACTGATTGTCCGTCAGCAAGTTTTAGCCACTTAACCTTTGGACCATCTCCACCCTTTGGGCCGTCTAGTACTGGGCCCATTTCCTTTATTCCTCTTAGTATTGCCATGTGTTTTCTCTTTTCTGTGTTATGTTAGTTTAGCATAGACTGTATTGATTTGTCAAACTGGAAGTCCAGTTCTTGAATTGACTTATCGTCCATGTCGCCTATATCTTTATATTGCTTATTTAGTTGTATTACAGATACACGAGAACCAAGTTTTTCAACTATCTTAGTTTTCATATTTCCACCTGCTTCATCGTTGTCTGCAATAACAATTATATCATTAAAGTACTTTTTAAGCAATTCTATTTGTATGTTAGATACGTTTGAGCCAAGGGTTGCTACTGCAGGAAAGCCACACTGGTCAAGCCTAATAGCGTCAAATGATGACTCTACAACATACACTTTCCCAGAACTCTTAACCCTGTGAAGATTAAAAAGTGTTTTTGATTTTGGAAGTCCTGGAGTATTCTTGAACTCTTTGCCCTCAATAGATCTTCCAACAAAGCCAATTGGTAAACCATCTGGGCTATGAACAGGTACAGTAACCATATCCTGTTTGTCTGAGTATCCTAAAGAAAACTTTGATGCAGACTCTTTGGTTATCTTTCTGTAGTTAAAATAATCTTTTGCTCTATCAAAGGAAAGAAGGTTATTGTGCAAACGCTTAAGAACTAGTTCATCAAACAGTGTGAACTCTGGCTTTTTGTATAGCGCCTTATCTATATCGGTCTCAATACTTGTTTCTGTCTCTTTACTTTTTATAAATCTTGCTGCTTCAAAGTAAGTCCTGTTAGACATATGCATTACGAACTCTGTAAGTCCAGTTACATGATGACAGGCAAAGCAAAAAAATGTTCCATTGTTCTTGTCTATTTCTCCTGCTGGCGTTCTATTGTTATTGTGGTATGGACAAAAGATTATATAGTCTGAGTCTACCTCAGACTCAATCGTTACACCTGTTCCTGTGAGAACTCTTTTGATTTGTTCTTTTGTGTATAGATTGGTGTGCTTCCGTCTATCCCTGCTATCCATTCGCTTTGCTTTCTCCCTGTATGTATACCGTGTACTGTTAATTCAAACTCAAAATATTTTTTTCTTTCATTATAGTCTATAGTAAAGTCTGGGTTTATGTCAAGTCTTGGTACGTATCCAGATAGGCGCATCTCAGACTCCAGTAGCCTGATATATTCTTCTTTAAGCCTGCCAAGTGCCGATTCGTCATGAATTACTCCATTCAAATTGAACTTCTTGATTGGCTTGTGGTGATAGTTCGCCATGTAACATATTATACCTACTTATCTTCATAGTCTTTATATCTGTAGTATCCCTTGTCAAAATCAACCTGTACAAGGAAGTCTCCCATAAACCCATTACGGTTCTTTCTAAAAGCACACTCAATAATATCGCTATTGCTTGCACGACCAAGTGCAATAACCCAGTCTGCATCGTATGCAATCTGCCTTGACCAAGCAGTCTGTCCAAGAGTTGGAACACCGCTTAGATCATTTACATCGTCTGGTGTTGCAGATGAGATAGCAATAATTGGAACCTCTTCTCCAATAGCCATGAGTTTGAGTTCTCTTGAAAGGTTCTTCATTCGTACCGTTTCGTTGTCTGACTTCTGATTAGGAGCCATCAACTGTAGGTAGTCAACGATTACAAAGTCTGGTTTATACTGATCAATCTTTCCACGAAGAACTGACGGATTGATTTCTCCACCCTGGTCATTTGAAATGATATGAAACTCTGGCTTACCCTTTAAGTGCCTTTCATGCCAAGCCTTAAGAGTGTCCAACTCAACATCTCCATTAGACAATTTTCTGTGCGACCAAAGGCCTTCTCCCATAATTGTAAATACACGGTTACGAACTTCTGTCTCGCTCATCTCAAGTGAGATTACAAGGGGTGTCTTACCCTGTTTCCAGGCTTGTACAGCAAAGTACAGAGCCATCCATGACTTTCCTATACCTGGGTATGCTAAAAAGACCCCTAATTGACCTGGCATAATTCCAGAAGGAAGATAGTTATCGAACCCTGGAAGATTGGTTTTAATTCCAACGTGCCCTGCTGCTTGCTGAATCTTTAAATTCTCAAAGTATGCTACTGCAGACTCAAGGTCAGTTACGTCAATATCACGAATGGCCGAAGTGTTTTTCTTTAACTCTGATGTTTGTGTAATTAAATCATTTAGTGCAATATTGCCCTGATTGTTTTGAACATTTGTTGCTGCAGATCTTAAGATATCTTTAAGGCTATCATTTAGATATTCTCCCTGCAACTCTTCAAGGTGATGTTTTGTTGCACCAACATTTGAAATAGGAGAGAAATCTCTAAACTTTTCTGTAACCAATTCTGAAGGAGGAAGTGACTTATTGTTTTCAAAGTATAGCCGTATGAAGTTCCAAATATCTCCGTGAGTTCTAAGTAAGTTATCTACGTTGGCCTGTAAAAGAACGTGGATCTGCTTATCCTGAAGAACTGCAGTAATTAGTTTGGACTCTGTATTATTCACTTAGCCACTCCTTAGCCATTCTTCTACGCTCTGCTCTCTCTTCATCGTCTCTTTTTTTATCTTTTTTTGCCTGTAAAATTTTTTCTGCGTTATAAGCAAAGTAATTCCATGAAGGATTTTCTGAAACTGAAAAATAATACTCAAGTATATCGTAGCAGCCAGATAGTCCGTATGACTCTACAAGGCCATCTGAGGCCCACTGCTCTACGTTTAAATTAAGTGATGGCTTTGACTCGTACCTTGCGGTATGATACTTACTGTATCTTGAAAGCAAAGCCATACGGTCTTTGCGTTCTGCCATTACTCGTTAATTTCAGACTTTGCTTCGTTAATCTTTTCAGTTAACTTATCTTCTACAAACTTATAAACACGTTCAAATGCCTGGTCTGCAGTTTCTCCGTTACGTCTTGAATCTACAATTCCAAGATCAAGTCTTAGTGATTGAAAGTTTCCAAGGTTAAGTGTGTATCCAAGTGTTACAGATACCTTTGTGTCTTCGTTTTCCATGTTCATACCCTTCGTTAAATAGATTCAGACCAGATTGGAATGAATCGACCATCTTCAGTTCTCGTATATGTAAGTATACCATCGCCCATTCTTCGTGTCAACTCTTGCTTGCTTGGGGTGATATCATTTGTTATTAAATTATCTTTTCTTGGTCTACCAATATGGTATGTAGCAAGTATATCACGAATCTCCCTTACTTGCGATTCTGAGTAATAGGATCTTACCTGAAATCCTCTTGCTCCACCTTTTTGAGATCCCGTTGGAAATGGAATAACTCCTCGTTTCATTAGTGATGGCATATATTTTTTATGGCGATTAACTAAATCAGCAGTCTCTCTAACAGTATATGCTCTTTCACGTTTCTTTTTAAAATCAGAAATTAAACAACTTTCAATCTGATCTTTTGTTATATTGTAAACAGACATGATCCCGTTAGACTTGTTTAGGTGGTGTACTCTTACAAGGTCTCCATTTAAGAACCAGACCTTTTTATTCCCTGGAATTACAGGGAGGACATTGTAGCCTTCGCTCTCGATACTTCCCTTTTTAACAGCCATGACCCCTCCGCAGAACTTTCTGGTGGGTTATAAAAACTTCTTGATCCACATGAAATGCAATAGGTTTCAAGGTGACCGACTGTACTGTATTGTCTATCAAGAAACATTCTCCCACTACATCTTTTACACTTTAGCATTAATTAGGTACGCCAATGATAATTAAGTTAACATCAATAGACACATCTCCAGATGTATTAAATCTTACAATTCCTTCAACTCCAGATGTTGTAATGCTTTTTAAAACAATTGTAACGTTTTTGCCAGCAACTGTATTGCCAGTGTTGATGGCTGTTGCTGTTGCAATTGGAGTGTACTTAAATTCACCAGGGAAAGAATATGTAAATGATTTTTCTTCTCCAGCAGTGATTGTTCCGCTATTAACTACACGAACGTATCCTCCGATAACTCTGGCCTCACTGCCTTTAATATTTTGTCTTCCAGCATTTGGGGTGTCAATGGAGGTGTACTTATATGTTGCTGGTGAAATAGCAGATGATAAATCATTAACTGCTTGGGCTAACTGAGAAATGTATGTAACGTCTAGTGGTTGTCCACGCTCAGGTAAAGGTATTTTTGCCATAGTATATTAATTATACCACTAAACGGCTATCTGTGTTGATGTAAAAATTGCAGCATTTGTGAAATATTTTTTTGGATATGTAGGCACCTGAACTGCAACCTGAAAAGAAGATATTCCTGTTGGGACGAGTGTAGAAAATTGGGTTGAAGAAGAACTAGACAGATAGGTCCAGTCCTCTATATTTGTCTTTATATATACATCGTATTGCTGAAATGTCGTGGATGTTGGATTCTGCCAAACCATGTTAATAACATTTGATAAAACAGTTACTGAGCAAGCAACCTGTGCCACTGTTGGAGTAGTAACAGAGTAGTATGGAGACCAGTGAGATGTCCTGTTTCTGTCTTCAGACACTATCCTATATCTAACTAAATAGTTTTGCTCTGTTCCATTAAATGCTGGAAGGTCTTCTTTTTTTATAACAACCTTTTTAACAACTGGGTTTGACATTAAAGAACATCCATTCCAAACCTAAACTCAATGTGATTTGTTGTATTAGCATTTTTAATTATTGGCTCTGCATTTAAATTTTTTATCACAGAGTATCCAGATAGCCCGTATACAGGGTTAGAGGATGTCACATTTTCTAGTCTTAGAGCATCCAAGCAAACATAGTAGTCACTTGAAGCAACATTGTTTTTTATTACCGAAACATAAAACTTTACAGTGTCTACAACGTTCCAAGTAAAACCAGATGTCTTAATTAAATCTTGAAGTTCTACTGAAGATACAAAATATCGTCCTGTTGCAAAATCAACAGTTGGATCTGTATCCTTTAAGACTATTTGATGCCTTGCATACTGAGAGTTTGTAGAGTTTGCCTCATCCGTATCAGAAAATTCAACAACAATTCTAACTTCGTCTGGCTGTACCTCTGATTCTCCATCTTTATTTATAACAGAAAAAGCAAGTTTAAGTTGATCTGTTGGAGCATTTTTATTAAAGTCAACATTTGCTCCAGTCAAGTGTATGTGACTTGACCCATTTGGAACACCAACAACTCCGCTAGTAAGTGACAGGTTTGTCATGTCTCCTCTTATAACCATAATATTGTTTAAGAATCTACATCTTTCATACCGTGACGATCTTTCCTGATTTGTAAAAATTCTATTATCTGCGTTAGTTTGAAAAACTTGACTACTTGTACTGATAATATTGTTAGGAGGATTTGATCCTGAGTCTAATGGTTCATAAATTGGAAGAATTGCTACAGCACCATTTTGGTTATGGTATTCCCAGTTTTCTGTTCCGCTAAAAGAATATATTGTTTTGCTATCATAGGATCCTGCAGTTGGGTTTGCCCCTGCTGACCAAACGCCTACTTCAGTTATCTCATATCTTTCTGCTGTTGGAAGTTCTGCTGTAAAAACAATTTTTGATTGTCCGTTTTCAGTAACATATCCACGAGATGTTATTGGTACACGAAACATTTCAAAATCTAAAGATTTTTTTGCAGAGTAGTCTCCAAGAACTCCATCAGCAGGTAGTGGTTTTGCTCCACAGCCAATAGCAATGTATGATGCATATGCTGGGGCCTGTCCAACAAGATATTTGGCTAAAATATTCTTACCTGTATTAGTTATCATTTTTTATACCTCACCATATATTGTACCATTAAGTGTCTCTCCACTGTTTAGTATCTGAACATCAACCTGCTCATCAGGGTCAAGGGAAGAAACATTTATGACAAGATCTCCAGTAACGGGGTCTAAATATACAACCTCTCCACTTGGCCCTGTCCCGTAAGGAGGTAACTTTGACTCTAGCCTTATTGGAAAATTCTTAAAGTATGTATCTGCAGTGCTTTCTAGTTTTATTATATTATTAGGGTTGTACTGAATATACAGATCTTTAAGGTTTTTTAAAGGGCTATAGATTACATCTTGGCCATTGATTGTGTCACTTCTTGATATATTTATTAATTCTTGTCCCCCAATATTTTCAAAAATCATATCTGCCATGATGTCTATGTCCATTGGAGGATTGCTCAAAGCAATTAGTTCTGGCGTTGCAGACTTAACTGATGCTAAAGAGGATGACTTTATGTCTGGCTTTGATTGATTTGCTACTGAATCCGTTGTCATTAAACGACCTCACTTAAAAATACTGTCATTGTTGGACCATCGTTTTCTCTTGCATACTCTATATTATACACAACAAATCGTTTTTCTACTGATGAAACCATATCTATACCATTATCAACATAGTCTACGGAAACAATATCTCCAAGTTGGATCATAGGGTTTGCAAATATCTTAACACCCATCGATCTTCTTGGTTTCATTATTTTTTTAATAACCCAAGACATTAGGTTTTCTGCTGCGTCATGAGACTGAATATATGGAACTTCTAGACTAAAGTCTTTTTTGCCGTAAGACATACGGCTTAATTTTATATCCTCATAATCTTTTGCAACTTTAAATGGGTATGAGACTAAAGATGAATCAATGGTCTCTGGATCTGCCAAATTACTATTCTTTGCAAAATACTCATCAACTGTTAAGTCGTTGTCAGATTGCTGGCTAAAAGCAATTCCCTGAATTCTTAAGTAATTTCCACTACTTTCATCTAAACTTAAGGCAGTGTCTGTTGAGTTAAAAACTAAAAACTCTGCTCCGTATGATCCCGCTGTAAATCCAGAAATTGAATAGCCTTTAATTCTGTTAAATGTAGGAGAGAGTTTTGCGTATAGTGCTGGATAGGCCTTGTCATACTTAATATTAAATGATGCAGCCTCTCTCATTATTGTTCCAAACTCTTCAAAGTACATACTAAATGCAGGTGGCTCGGCAGAACTTATTCCTGCAAGATAAGTTCCTTGCACGACACCACTCATCGCATACTTCATAAATGAATCGTTTGCATTTATTTCAGAATCACCAAAGGCTGAGGCTATTGGAGCATTAATCTTAAATGCAGTATTTTGCGAGTAATTATTTGCAAGTGCATATATATTTTCAAACATTACCCTAGATGATCCACGAACAAAAAGGGCCATATTGTTGTATGCTGGCAATGGCTCTTCGTCGTCAACTGTTGCAATTAGATTGTTATTTATATATAAGAAAAACCTTCTTCTTGTTCCAATATCTTGGTACTCAACGGACAGGTCAAAGACTGTTGGGTTTTCTTCTGTTGACATTCTGTATTGACCAGTAAATCTTCCATCGTCTACAACAATATTTGTTAGTCCTTCATACAACTTGATAGGAATTGCATTAGTTCCAGATGCCTTAACCTTGTAAAACATTACGTTGTTTACATTTTTTTTCTCAGACTCATTAAGGTTGTTGGCACCCAAAGCGATAATTTCAAAGTAGTATCCGTTATTACTTTCTGGGTTAATCATTACTGCTAACCCTCCAGAACCTCCAACGATACTGATACTTTTTTCTGGAGTTGTCCCTGGAACAGTAAAGTATGTTGATGCACCTACTGGAGTTTGTCCACGATTTGCATCATTTTCAACCTTGCCTACAATTCTCATTCTAGTCCCAAAATGCTTATACTTGTTTTCTAATTTTTTATAAACGTAAGAAACAAAATCAACTGGCGACTCTGTTGTAGTAAACCCTGGACCGTTCATGACTAAAGCCGAAGACTGTACAGTACCTGCCTGTGTAGATAGCATTCCGTTTACTTCTGACTCAGAGATATATTTTGATGCTAAGAAGTTTTTTATAATACCATTTCTTGATGTTTTTTGTGCAAGAGTATTGTTTATTCCTGCTGGGCCAACAGTAGTTACAGGTGCTGTTTGGTTTAAATCAAATAAGTACTTTGACTGCATCGTGCATCCACGAACATTAGAATTGTTTGACCAATAAGGGTTTAAACCTGCCCCATGCTCAGAAACTGGCGTTCCGAACTGACCTCTTCCATGCTTTGAAACTGGACCATTCTTAAGTTTATATACACCAGAAATTTCTTCGTAATTTGGCTCTGCATAAATTCTAACTAGTCCTGTTGGATATATCTTTCCATTAAACGGCAAAGATGAAAAATACTTATCGTACTCTTGAACATTATTGATCCAGACATCTCCAGTACCAGAAATATTGTACTGAACCGCATCATACTTAATAATTTCTCCGTTTGAGTAGAAGTATCCGTTATACCTAGTTATCCAGTAAACTCCTTCTCCAAGGTCCATTATATTGTCTACAAGCCTATTATTTTTTACAGATGGTAAACTTTCAGAAAGGTTTGAGTTTAATGGTATTGCACTTAGCATATATGTTGATTGGTTTCCAACTTCGCCATTGATAGATTTTGTATTTTGAGTTCCCTGAACTTCCCAAAGAAGCACTGGCTTGTATATCCAAGTTTTTTCATTATCTATAAGGCTTGCCTGCTTTATGCTTCCTAGAGATCTCTGTATATATCTTGTTGTATATACAATTTTCCCATCGTTATACACTTCATTATCTTGTGATGTTATTTCTATAATATTAGAAAGTTTGCTATTTGATTTTTTATTTTTTAATACTCCATCATCACTAAAGTCTGTAGTTCCATAAAGCGTAAGGTCTGTTGGTCTTTGATCTAATGACGGCATTATATAATCTTTGCTCATCATAACAAAGTTATTGTATTCATCAAAAAACATTGCAGTCTGAGTTGATATGGCAATATCCTCTAAAACCTTTGCAACACTTTTTTCTGGAGGAATAAAAAAGTATGGTATTATTACTTCTGATTCGCCCTCTACTCTTTTAAAAACATAATTAGAAAATCCTATTGAATCAAGAAGTATAGAAACTGCAGAACTTACAGAGGCATTAGTCAGTAGCATTTGTGGTGCAGTCTGTGATTCAAAATAAAAATATAAATCTCTAAGTTCTATTGAAACTTCTTTTGATTGATTATTTAGTTTTGGAAACCCATCTGCGTACATCGTTTTTATTGGCATGTAGTATTCAATGCCCTGTGTATCTGTTATAACTTCATATAGTTTTATTTGAATGTTTTTTGAAACATATCTACTAATTATGCTTGTTGGGTTATCTGAATGAAAAGCATCGTCAAAATCAAATAGTGAAATCGATCCTGTTGAGGCGAGTAGTTGTCCTACTGGCAATCCGCTTACTCCTAAATCAGAAGCACTCTTGTTTACAGAGTATTTCATTACCCTATCGCTTAAGTCTGCTGTTAGCCTTGGAGATATTTCAATTAAATCAAAAGTAGAATCAAACTTATTCATTGAGTCAACAACTATTCTGATGCCAGAAATATATTCAAACTCTTTATATTTTGTAACATTATTAGCAACAAAAGATGGTGGGTTTGTTAGATCTGTTACAAAACTTGTGAGTCCACTGACAACTGAATCTTCAAGGGACCACCCGTATGTTGGTGTAAAGGTTTTCCAGGCACCCCTACTCCATATGTGGAATGTACCTAAAGATGTACTATTTGGTACAACCAAAAATGCATCTCCTTCATTTGCAGACTCTGGCCTTAGTAGTACAGAGGAAATCTCTTTAATAAAATTAAATGTATCTGAGTATGCGACTGGAACTATTAATCCATAAGACAATTCTACGTATCCATCAGATCCTATGATTGCTGTACCGTCTTTTCTTTTGTCACTGCTAGAAAAAGACTTAGCGTCTACCCAACTATTATTTTTTAATACTTGAATTTTCCAGTTGTTAGGCGTAGTTCTATTGTTTTCTCCAAAGTAGGGATCTAAAAATGTTTCAGCAGAGTTTGAGAATATTCCATAGTCCAACTCCCCAGTATTTGTTTGCATCTTTACAACTATTCTGTTTGCTGGTATCTGCTCTTTATAAACCACGAATGGGCAAGCATCTTCTATTCTATTCTTTCCATTTACTGTCTTGTTGGCAACTCCATACTCAATACCACTTTCTGTTCTAAAAGATGTCCAGTATTTAAATGGATCCTTTTTATCTGGCATATAGTATCTTGGTCTCTTGGCCATATTGATATTTGGATTATGTAAAAATTTACCATTAAGGTATGTTGCCTTATTGATTCCGCTGCGTGGACGTTGATATGAAAAACAATTTTCTAAAGAGTACAGCATCTTCATTTTATCTTTTGCTGGATACAAGGATGTTGGAATACCTTCGTCATCAAATCCACCATCTATTTTTATGTCTGCATCTGTTGCACCAGTGTAATATTTTACACCGTTTGTACTAGATTCTAATGGATCAAAAGTATTTGGAATTGTTCTGTATGCAGAATCCTGCTGGGTTGGTCTGTATCTATAGTTTCCAACCATCTTAATGTTTGATGCTATATTCATGTTCCATTCAGCAATTACTGATGATCTTGTTTGAACTGAAGAGTTTGTCTCTATATAATTTAATAAATCTTTGTCTTGAAACATTATGCCTCTTCCAGTGTAAGAGACACATTCCAAAAGTCAAAGTTTAAACCGCTTCTTTTTACAACTGAATAACTAAAGTCTGAGAAAAAAACTTCTACTATCTCATTATACTTATTAATATTATTAAATCTATTATCTATCTCGCTAGTGTCTGTATCTTCAAAATTTGTATACTTATCGTAAGAAAGATATACCCAGAAAGAACCTCTGTGATTTTCATACCAATTAAGAAGTTCTACTCCGCCTGCTCCGCCATCTGTTGTAAACTCTAAAGGGTTTGTCCTTGATGCGGTCTTAAGCATATCTGCATTTCCATTAGCATCAAAGTCTGCCTTGGTATCATATGCTCTTGATGGGAGCATATCCCAGGATGCTGTTATCTGTAGTTTATCTGCAATATGATATGACCTCATTCGGCCATTAATCATTCTTTCTCTTTTTTCAATTCTGGTAGGCTTAAAATTAATGTCTGATCTGTTATCATCCGAAAGTATTAAAAACTCGCCATTGGAGCCTTCAGAGGCTGTATAGGACCCTATTTCACTGCCGTCTGGGATGTAGAAACCATCAACCTTTGTTCCAGGGTTATCAGCAAATAGCATTGCCTGTGGTCTAGAATACTTCTTTCTTCCAGACATGTAATTGTTAGTTGCCATTAGATTCTAGTCCCCCTAAGTTTTTGTGATTCAACGCTTCGTATTTGTGTCATAACAACCCTTGCAATTTCATCAGGGTTTGCTTCTGACTCTACATTAACATTAATACTATAATTATACACTGAGTCGCCAACTGATGATCCATTATTAATTGACTTCATTTTTTCTAAACCATAAGACTGCACAGCATACTTGCTCATCACAAACTCTCCTGGAGTAAGCATTGCAGGAACTGTATCTGTGCCACGAGCAAATGTGCTATTCCCCAACACTCCAGATATTAGTCCTCCCTTAGATTTATACTGTGGGGGAACAAACTTGCTGCCAACATACACACCTGTTCCTGGAACAAGTTTTTGTGCTGGTATAAACGTACTTCCAGAGTAAACTCCTGTTCCTGGTTTAATTCCTGGATTTGGATCAACCTGCTTTTTTGGTGTAGGCGTTGGAGTAGGTTTTGGGGTAGGCTTTGGTGTAGGCTTTGGTGTAGGCTTTGATGTTGTAGTTGATGCAGAAAGTCTTGCTTGTGCTGCTGCAAGTTGTGACGCAATAGATGCTGCACCAATTGCTCCGCTTTCTGCTAATGCTAGTTTGCTTGGGCTAACTCCTGCTGCAGCCTTTGCTGCAGATTCAAAATGACCCTTTGCTAATGCTGCTGCATATGCATCTGCTGCAGAATCACTCTTTGAGCCAGCACTTCCATCTACTGCTGCTGCTGCATCTGCTGCTACTTCTTCTGCTGCTGCATCTGCATTTGCTTTAATTCCATCTGCTACAACCTGTGCTGCTGCAGCGTTTTGTGCTGCTGCGATTGCTGCAATAACCTCTGCCCACTTAGCCCTAATTGCTTCAATGGCTGCAAGCATTCCTCCAAATACAGCAGTAAGATTTTGTGCTGCTACCTCACTAAGTTCAATTTCTGCTTTTATCTTTTCAAACTGATCTCTTGATTTTCCTAAAACAGTCAAGTTAGATACATCTATATCAAGTCTTCTCTGTGCTAAATCATTTTGGTGCTGCATATCTGCAATGCTATCCTCAAGAGGCCACAGTTGTTCTTTATTAATTTTATAGATTGCATCTTCTTTATCTCTAATCTTTAGAAGTGCTGCTTCTCTTCCTTCTTCAAAATCATAAATTTTATCTTGCAGAGCCAAAATGTCTGCCATAATCTTAAGTCTTTCTGGATTATTTTCCATCTTATAGATTTCTTGACTTATAACAAACTGTCTTTCAGAAATTTGCAGTTGACTCAAACCGCTCTCTGCTCCACGCAAACCATCTAGTTCGTTTGTACGTGCCTGCTCAAGAGCATCCATCACTCCTTCTTGATTTCTTGATGCTTGGTCAGCACGACTTGCCTGCATAGCCCTTGCTGCTGCTGATATATCTCCCTGAGTAAGAGCATCTGCAAGATCTAACTGGCTTTGCTGCTGAGCAATAATTCCATCATTAATATCTGCTACCTTTTGTAGCGCTTCTGCCTGCTTGTCATATCTCTCATTAATCTTTTCTGCTTGGTTTGCCATAATTGCCAAGTCATTAGAAAGTTTTGTATTTTCATCATTTAACTTTCCTATAGCACGATTACCAAAGATTGGATTCATCTCTAGTTCTCTTTCCATATCACTGATTTTTTCTGAAGCCTCTTCGATTGGTCGTGTATAGTTCATTTCAATATCTCGTTCCATACCACGAATTTCACGATTAATTAATTCTATTTGATGTCTAAATCCTGCTGCCTTAAGTTCTGCTTCTGCAATTAACTTATTGTTCTTTTGAATAGTTGCAACATCTATCTTGTTTTGAGGAGAAGAGAATCCTTCAACGCCGTTTCTAATCCCAGATTCAAGTGCAGCAAATAATCTTTCTGCTGCGTCAATTCCAGGCTGTGCTGCTTCTCCATACTTACCAGCATTATACTTTACCTGAATATCAATAATTTTTTTGGCTTCAATAGAGTTTAGGAAGTCTGCTATTTCTTTAGCGTCGACCTTTCCATCTTTGAGGTCTTCAATTAAATGCTTTGCTAGTGCTGGATCTTCTAGTGCTGCTGCCATCTGATCTGCTGACATTCCTGCAGCCTTCATTGCAGTCATAAGTTTTGGCATTTGCTCTAAAAGTTTGAACTCTTCATTTGCCTGAATCATTTTTTGTCTAAGTGCAAATCTTTCTAATTCAGAACTAGCCTTCTTTAAATCATCTATGTATGCTTTTCTTTCAGGTGAGCCTTCTTTGCCAAGAGTTCCTGCTGCAATTGCTGCTGCTACCGCAGCATCTTCTACATGCTTTAGCGCATCTGTTGCACTTACTCCGCTGGCAATAAGCATTCTAAATGCTTTTTCTTTATCTGCAATTTCTGACACAGTTTCTTTATTTACAAGTTGAGCCTCTCCAATTTGTGCTTCTCTATAAAATCTCATTAGGCCATCGCCTGTTTTTGTTAGTCCCTCAATGTTAGCCTTTGTTCTTGGCTTACCCTTTTTAAATTTAAAGATTGCTTTTTCATTCTTTAAGTTTGCTATGGCCTTAAAGTCTTCTGCAGACATTCCCATAATCATGTCTCTAAATTCTTTTGGAACCTTCATCTTAAGCATTCTTTGTTGCAGGCCATCAAACACATCCATTAATGAAGATATGTCCTTTTTAGCCTTCTTACTATTAAGAGCAGCAAGCATTGACTTTAGTGGTTGTGTTGCATCAAATGCACCGTCACGAACATTCTTTATTCTCATTGCAAGTTCTTCAAGGAAGTCTAATGGATTCTTTTTGCTTCCCTTGTCTCCGCCATCAAGAGGTCCACCAGGCTTGCTTGCAATAGTGGGGTCAGAACCAAAGATTGCTTCTACACCCTTATTAGCCCACGCTGCTGCTGCTTTAAAGTCATTTAGAGGAAGTGGCTTTCCATTTGCATCTAGTGTTAGCAGTCTAATTACAGTGTTGTATTCTGCTGTGTATTTTGCCGACCCCTTATCGCCCTTTAGAATTGCTGCATTTTCAGCCTGCAATTTAACCCAAGCATCCTTTTCTGCTTGTGTCTTAAATGATGTTGCCGTAGTAAACAATGTTGTATATGTTTCAAATGCTTCTTTTCTTACTTCTGGTTTTAGTTTTGAATAGTAATCCCAGTTATCTATAATTCCCTGCATGTCTACATTATTGTCTATTCCAAATTTAATAATTGCTTCTTTTTCTATTGGATCTGGTAATGCTTCAAGTGCTGCTAGTTTGTTTGATAACTCAACTAGTCCAGGCATACCAATTGTATCTATAGTTGCCTGCATATCTACTTCTAGGCCATCTGATCTTTGAAGAACTGCAATAGCCTTTCCTACTCTATCAAACTCTTCTGGATTCTTTCTAGACATCTGTATCATAATTCTCTTAGCAGTTTTCTTGTCAACACCGCTTAACATTCCTGCAAGTTCTGCCATCTTTGCTCCACCGTGTAGTCTCATACCAACTGCTAAGACTGTGTCCATCTTTTTTAGGTCGCCCTTAAAAATTTTCATCATTGTTTCAATTTGTTCTGGCTGCATTTGTCCAGACTGCATTAGGAAGTTTATTTTTGCTTCAAAGGTTCTTCCTTCATTTTTATTTGCAAAAGACTTATCTTCGTCTGCTCTAGCACCCAGATCCAAGACTCTTTGTGCTGATGCTTCTTGTGCTGTACCCTTGTACTTTGCTTTTACATCTGCTTTCTGTGCATCAAAGAAAGCATCTTGTCTTCTTGCTGCGTCATTTAAAAAGTTATTGCCAGTAAATAATTTTGATTTATTTTGATTAATAATATCACTAGCATAACTTGTTTGTCTTGAAATCTGTGCAGCAACAAGATTGTTAAGTCTGGCCATTCCAGCCTCTTGCTCCTTTGTCATTGCGACAATCTTTTCTTGTATTTCTAACTGCTTTTCTTTATTGGTTGTTGCTACCAACTCATTTTTTAATGTTTTTAATTGCTCATCATAGTACATAGACATTGCATCTGCTTGTGCCTGTGCTGTTTCAATTGCTGAAGATCCCGCAACAGCAAGTGCTGCTGTTTTATCAGATCCAGATGCTGCACCAATAAGTCCAAGAGTTCCAAACATAGAAAGTTTGCTGTTGCCACCAACTTCTGACCTATCCTTTGAATTAACTTTTCTTACTAATTCTTCAGACAAAGATGCTGATCTTTGTGCAATTCTTGCTCTTACCTCTAAAGGATCTTTTGCTAAATCTTCTCCATTTGGTCCAATAAGTTTTCTTAACTCTAAATTAATTCTTACGCCAGCAACAGAATCTTTGAGATTAATTCCCATCTGAGTTGCAATATCTTGTCCAAGTTCAGGGGCTATTGTTCCGTCAGATATCGCTGCTGCTATCTGTAATGCAAACTGTTCTGCTGCAACCTGTGTTCCATTCTTTGTTGCATTTGCTACAAATGCATTTTGTAGTGCTTTACCTGCTTCTCCCTCAAGGAACTGTGCAGACTCCATAGTACTCTTTCTGTTGACCTCAACATAAGTATTTAGTTGTCCTTCGCCCCTTCTTTTATTCATTAATTCAGAAGCGCCTACCTTACCAGTTTGCTCTCCTATCTTTTTTAACATGTCTGCAGATACTGTTGTAGATCTTGTAAACTTTGCAATGGCTATTGCAGTACCTTCTAGTTTTTTATTTAAAGCATATGCTCCAATAGCAACTGCTGCGAGTGCTGCGACAATACCTTGTGGTCCAGTCATTCCTGCAATCATCGGCGCAAATTGTGCTACTGTTGCTACTGCTCCCAAGCCAGCCGTTACTGCAGGTGGGGCTCCTGCCATA